TACCGGTGTCGCGCGGTGAAACGTGACGATGGATTGATTAGGTCTAGTACATGGTTATATAATAATTGTGGAAAAACGTGATTGATCCAAAAGAAGGGAATAACAAAAAAGAAAAAAAGATTACAAACACATTGAAGCCATTTTACCGGCTAATGCAAGTGATTTCTGATTTTTATTTAAGAAATTAGCTCCTTGGCCAATAAACTTTACAACTTTATCAATGGCTGATGCTTTGGTCATCGCTTGTTCTACCCCAACGGAAGTGCCTACAGAGGACTTTCGTGTGATAGATGGAACAAGAGAAGTATTAGCACTAGCAGCTATTTGAGGAGAACCTTCTAAATGATAAATACTTTCAACTTGGAAAGCATTAGTCGTTGAGGTAGGTAAACCTTCAAAGTAAATAACAATACCAGCAGCACCGTTGGAACGAGTGAGATCTTTATACCCTATAGTGCCAACAAGGCCTGAAGCGGTAATTAAAGAAAGATCGTCACCCATAGCTTCGGTGCCACTAGCAGAACCGACGCCTAATGTAGTTTTGAAACTCCAAAAGGCAGAATTTGTATACATACCTGATAGTTCTAAATCACCATGTAGTAAGTCACCAACGGTGAACTCAACTGCAGTAGGTAATTCAAGAATGGCAGAACTGCCTAATACAGAAGTGGGAGTACCACAAATGGGAGTGAAAACACTTCCAGTAGTGGCACCACCAGCTCCTGTAACTATATCATTCAAAGTAGGAACAGTATCACCAATAGGAACATAAGCGATAATAAGACGACCAGTAGCGGATAACTCGGGTTGAAGATTAGAAATCTTTAAACCCCAGGAAACCACTCGATAGTCGCCAAAAACACTATTAATGTTCGAAGCAGGGATAGCACCATAAGCAGCACAACCAGGGGTTGTAGTACTGTACGCAGCAATTTGCGTAAATGGTGTTGTTTGGACTGATTTGACGGTACTCGTATTAAACAGATTAGCCGAAGTCAAGTCAATCAAACTAAGAACAGGATTAGGTAAGAACATGCAGGCACCAGCGGTCTGGCCTGAACTTGAACCTAAAACGGTAGTTTGATGGACATGATAGACTTGTGTAGGAAATGGAAAAGGGTCCGGAACTTGGCAGCCTAAACTCAAAGGATCAAAAGGATCATTTAGAGCATTAAAGAAGGCAGTATTACCAGGATTGGGAGCTTGTTTCATTTTCTTAACAACTGTTTTTTTAGAAAATTCATTGTTCTTCGATTGTAATTGACTTTGCAATTTAGCAATTTTGGATTGATAAGCAGAGTTTAACTTAGCTTGGGAATTCGCGTTCACTTGTTTAGACATATATAAAGGTTAAAGGTGTCCTACAGAGGAGCGAGATTAATCTCAAACTCCAACGGTAGGTCACCTGTGACTGGGTCCCACAGACCCGACACAGAGAGCTCACGCTCAATCTGTGTTTTTACATCATCTAAACATTTAGAAACAGTTAAAGAAATCAAATTCTCAGTAAAACTGACTTGATCAGATTCTACGGCTTTAACAATATAATAGGGATAATTCCCAGTTAAAGCGGCTTCAAGGCCGAACCAACATTCCTGACCATGGTACTGTCTAGCACCGGATGCACGAAACTCTTTGATATCACTCGTTGAAATTGAGCGAAAATCGAGATTCGGAACCATATGGCCCAAATCCAATTGATGAATCATCAAATGGGAAGGTGTAGGAATGAGATTGGGTAGAATAAAACCTTCGGGAACAGTGTCACCAACCTTAACGGTCATATAGACACCTTCACCGAGGTACGGATCATAGGCAACTGGTGCATTTTCATCGATCAAACGGGCCTGTGAAATAGACAACCCAACAATGGGTGTCTGATAAGCAGCAGTAAGTTTGTTATGAAAAAATGTAGCCAGCTGGCGTTGGAAAAAGGTAATCTTCACGTCGACATCGACAGAAGGCCTAATGAATCCAAGCCCGCCAAGTAATTTGGGGAGAAATAAATTGTAGTTTCCATTCTTCGAAACTTGTGCAATACTTCCTTTATGATAGTATAGAAAACGCTTATGCGTATCTAACTTGTTGTAGGAGCCCTTAAGGACCTTATTATAAAGGTCCCAAACAGGTAACTTTTCCCCAACAACACCACTCTTTGATTGACCAATAAGTAGGCCGACATTCAAATAGGTGGTTTCATGGATAGTATTGGACTCTTTGTGATATGTGAAACATTGAGAATTAATAGTAAAGACATCCCGATGGACATAATTCTTACCTATCGATAATTGAAAACCAGCGATGGTAATATACTTTAGCCAAATCTGGTAGAACACCGGATTTGATCGAAAGTAAATATCATCACCGTTCACTAAACAAGGGAGGTCGAACACATTAACGTGTAAGACCTTCTGATGTTTAGAACGATTGAGATTTATGTATTCATCGAGTGCACATTTATAACACATCAGATTAGCTAAACATAAAATTGGAAAGGATAGGATAGAACCCATCAACTGTCCATTAGCTTGGTTAACAGTAAACTGTTTACCCTCTGGTGTAGTGTCTAAATGTCCGACTTCTGAACGACGTAAGTAAGCCGTAGATGACTTAGGATAATGTAACTTCTGCTCATAAAGAACAGAACGATACACATCCATATCACATTCTGGGATATTAAGCGCTTTCATAAGTGTTTCAAAGGTCAATTTAGTTAGACCAATGTTCAACTTATCAGTAGCAGCCTTATAATCACCGGAAACATGATCCTGAAATATCAATTTAATACCTAACTTAGTTTCAACAATCTTCTCCAATTCCCAGACTTTAAAAAAATCTTGGGATTCAAGGGGACGAGTAGTTAAAACCATGGAAGGAAAACGATTGATGTAACGCTTCATGGACTTTTGTAGTGATTTAGCCAAATAGGCAGGAATTGCTTCACCCTTAGTAATCACTCTAACCTTCAAAGGTTCGGAGAGTGGTATTACACCGGTGTTAGCGATAGGAACGGTAGCTGTTAAAGAATCATAGTCAGGAATCATATCCCGGAACAGATGAAAAGGTTCTAACATAGCTTTCATACCGTAGCGATCGCTACAAACTTTAAGCAACTCCTTTACTTTAGGAGGTTCATAATATGTATTTTTTACTATCTTCCCTAAGAGATAAATGTCTTCTGACTCAACAAGAGGCAAATGACAAGTCTCAACCAACTCCTGGTATGCACCGCCCTTTAATCTTGATCTTTCAAAACAAGAGTTATGGGAGGGCTCATAAGCAATATTTTCAAATACCTGGTGTGTGTTACGCAAAATAGCGTTAGCACAACCTTGAAAGGTATCTGTAATCACATCAGTAGTAATCACAACTTCATTGTAAGAAGAAGGATCCATAATGTAGCGACCACAAGAAGACATTGCGACCTCCTCAATAGGACGGCCGGAATATGAGTCAATCCGCTCTGTTTTGTAAACATGAGTGGGTGGTGTAGTCATAGCCTTAACATGTGAAACCAATTCGGTTCTTAAAAATGAATCAGGGACTGTTGCACAGCCACGCTTGATACCTTGTAAGAAACCAAATCCAACACGAAGAGCTAGACAGGAGAGAGATTGAAAATTCTTTCGATTTAGAATGTTCTTCAACACACGTTTCACGGATCCCGTCCAGAGGAGAAAATGACCAGGGAAACCATCAGGTTTAGCTGGTAATGACTCATCTAGGATCGAGGCCATGGGGCACGCGGTATGATACTTAACAAACTTAATGAAAGAATCTCTTGGGAATAAACAAGTTTTCATAAATAACTTAGATTGTTCTTGGAATGAAAAACGGGAATGGAAGTCTGGGATCACATCTGTCAAAACAGAGATCTCGGATGACACAAAATTTAAAATTTCCCACATAAAACGGTCTTCACACAGTATGAAAGTGAAGTCGGGAGCAACACAAGACATAAATTTATCGATTTGTTTAGAATCGAGTTCAAGTGCGACAAGTGCTAACTCCTTTTTATCCGGATCTTCACCCATGAGAGCTCTCTTTAGAGAGTATTCAAGGGTGCGTTGAAGGAAACGTTTCACTTCAACATAATCAGTGGTCAATTGTATATTCTGTATTATCATCAACTTCGATGCCTTCAAAAGCAACTTAGAAATGATTTTATTTTTTGTTACCATAATTAATTTTGTGGATAACCATGTACTCTGGCCCGGAAAAGTTAGATCAGGGATATAAGACTCTAAAGCCTTCTTATCC